GAGAGTTCAGGTTCTGCTGTAAATAATTCTGCTATTTGGTCTTTTACTATTAGTCGGTCACCTGGAGAACTACAAAAGGCTTCTAACCCTATGGTTATAAAGTTTGACTTTCCTATATTTTCATCTAATGGAACTACTATTGCTTTTACAAAGGGGCAAGCAGACCATGTAATGCCTAATTCAGTAAACATATTTGTGCAAAGATAATGGCTACAAAACGTAAAGGTATGGGAATCAAAACTTCTGTTAAGTCTGGTAATTTTCGTAAAACCAAAAGCGGTGCGGGTATGACTAAAAAAGGTGTAGCCGCATATCGTAGGGCTAATCCTGGTTCTAAATTAAAAACAGCCGTAACAGGTAAAGTTAAAAAAGGTTCTAAAGACGCAAAAAGACGTAAATCGTTTTGTGCAAGGTCTGCGGGACAAATGAGACAATTTCCAAAAGCGGCTAAAGACCCAAACAGTCGTTTACGACAAGCAAGAAGAAGATGGAAATGTTAATAGATACGGTTACTGCTTTTCAAGGTGATAAAATGGAAAAAGAAGATATACAGAGAGTTTTTGGCAAAGATATAAATAGTAAAGTTGCTGTCCAAGGCAACGAGATAAAACATATGCAAAAAGATATGGACGAAATGAAGTCAGATATAGAAGAAATTAAAAAGTCTTTGATAGAGATTCATGCTGTATTATCAGAGGCTAAGGGTGGGTGGAAAACACTCATGTGGGCAGCAGGTGCAGGTAGTGCCGTAACGGCATTTTTAATTATGATTCAACAATTTTTTTGGGGGAAGTAAAATGAGTAGCTATAATAAACAACCAAGCAGTAGTTATTTTACAAAGAAAAAAAGACCTATGGCGGAAAAAGCTAGGGACGCAAGTAGTAGTTATTATGGTAAAGCTAAAACTAAAGCTGATAAACCAAAAAAGGTTTTAACTAAAGAAGACAAGCGTAAAGCAAAAAATGCAGGTTCTTCTTCAACTTATAAAATGACTTCTGACTATGCTACAGCACTTAAAAAGCCTAAAGTTAAAAAGAAAGTTAATATGCCTAGTAACAAATCAACTTTCAAAATGGGGTCAAATAAAGTGAAAGGTACTTCTAATGTAAAAACAAGATTTAGTGATGGAAGAGCCGTAAAAGGATTTACAAAAGGAAGACTTGTTTAGTGGCTTATTTAATAAGCAACATTCCATATACTAAAGTTTGGGTTAGAAAAGAATTTACACATGGACACGAAAAATATCACGGGGAGTTCGTACATGGTTTGGCAATCGCAGTTACAACAATGCCAGACAGATGCCTCAGCTTTCAAATCATCTTTACAGGATGCGAAGCAGAAGAGGGAGAAGACAACCCGCACGGTGGAGCAATGTGGGCACGTATGCCCCTCACAGCCTTATGTGGCGACATCCCAATTGATGACGAAATGCCACCTAGAATGGAGACACACCTTGCACAACCGTGGGATTGCCCCTCGCATCACCACTCTATTGTGTCCCTTGACAGGTGTAAACCTAGCCCCTGGATTGCAAAAATTGCAGGTGAGTTTCACACAGCAAGATACTTATTTACCGTGGACTACACCGAGAGCGAAATTGCAGACTGTCCAGCCCAACACAAACAGAGTCACGTTATGGTGCTAACTGATGGTCAATGGAAAGGTAACATGGTAGCATTACCTAATAACAGGGTAAGAGTTACTAGTCCTGCTTTGTGGGTAACTGGAGAAGGTGCTCCTGACTTTAGACCGACACAATTTACGCATTGTGCAGAGCAAGATGATTCATATATGGATGCAGACGTAACTTTTGATAATTTATACCGAGAGGATGAAGATGGCGATAGGAAGAAGTCAGATGAAGAAGACTACTATGGCAACACCTAAATCTAAAAAGAAATTAACTGATTTAACTGGAGATGGTAAAATAACTTATGCTGATGTCTTAGAGGGCAGAGGCGTTAATAAAGCCAGAAAAGGAGGCGTTATGAGGATGTCAAAGGGTAAAGCCGTTATGAAAATGGCGAAAGGTAAGGCTGTTATGAAATTGTCTGGTGGTAAAAAAGTAAAAGGCGGTTCTGTTATGAAAATGGCAAAAGGTAAGGCTGTTATGAAAATGGCGAAAGGTAAAGCTGTAAGAAAACCTAAAAAATAAGAGAGGCTAATATGGCAGGTGGTGGACAAATGGGTGGTGGACAACCACCAAGTGGAGCATACGGTTCTCCCAACTTTGATTCTTCTAATCCAGTAAATCAACCTTCATCAGGTTCAGGCATGAAGCCGCCTATGGGAGGTTTAGGTACAATGGGTATGGCTGGTATGGGTATGGCTGGTGCTATGCCTCAAGATATGGGCGGTGTTACGCCTCAACAACCTTCTGCATATGATACGGCTTATCAACCTAGATATAATTATATGTACGGAAATCCTATGGCTAATCCATTTGGTGGCGGAATGAATCCATTTTATGGTGGTTATTCTCCATTTTATCCTCAGTTACCCCAATCTGCATCATTATTTGGTCAAAATCGTCTTTCTAGCATACAAGGAGAAATGGATGCTGAAGCGAAAGCTGAAGAGGAACGGGAAAAACGAAAAAGACCCATAGGTCATGGTCTGTATGAATACTATTAGGAGTATTGATAATAAATGACTACTTCAAATACAGCTACATTTAATCCAGACATAAGTGAAATTATAGAAGAGGCTTATGAGAAAGCTGGTTTAGAAGTGAAATCTGGCTATGATGTAAAAACAGCTAGACGTAGTTTAAATTTAATTTCTATAGAATGGGCAAACAGAGGCGTTAATTTATGGACGATAGAAGAAGGCTCTGTGGTTTTAAGTTCAGGAACAGCAGAATACAATTTACCTGCTGACACAATAGATTTATTAGAGCAAGTTATAAGAACTACATCTGGAGGGCAAAACCAAGACATAAATATATCTAGGATGAGTGTTAGCGATTATGCTGGAATACCTAATAAACAACAATCAGGAAAGCCTGTTCAGATTTGGATTGACCGTCAAAACACACCTCGTTTTTACGTGTGGCCTGTACCTGATAGTTCTACGACATATACCTTACGCTATTGGCGTTTGCGGCGTATTCAAGATGTGGGCAACACAGGACAGCTTACCTTTGATATTCCTTTTAGATTTATTCCTTGTTTAATAGCTGGTTTAGCCTATCAAATCGCTTCAAAAAGACCTGAAGCTGAAGCTAGAATACCAAGATTAAAACAAGATTATGAAGAACAATGGACACTTGCTGCTCAAGAAGATAGAGAAAAATCTTCTGAAAGGTTTGTTCCACAGACTTATTCGGTGTAAAGATGTCTAAGTTTGCATCTGGAAAACACGCAAACGCACATTGTGATAGGTGTGGGCAAAGATATAAGTATCATGAATTAAAACCTTTAGTCATAAATAAAAAAATAACCGCAATAAGAGTTTGTCCAGAATGTTTTGAAACTGACCACCCACAATATAAAATAGGAGACTTAAACGTGTTTGATGCTCAAGCACTTCGTCATCCCCGCAAAGAAAGCGGGTTGTTTGACTCTCGAAATATATATTGGGGCTATAATCCAGTTTATAATTTAGAAATGCAGTCAGATGTAGGAACAGTAACCGTGGAAATATCATGAACTATACAGAACTAACTGAAGCAATTAAAAATTATACAGAAAATGATGAAGATACTTTTGTAAATTCTATACCTACGTTTGTAAAAAACGCAGAAAGGTTTATTTACAATAGTGTTAGATTACCTGCTTTAAGAAAAAACGTAACCGCAAATACTACTTCATCTAATAAATATTTATCTTCACCTAGTGATTTTTTAGCTGTCTTTGAGATAGCGATTATACAAGCAGATGGTACTTATGAATTTTTATTACCAAAAGATGTTAGTTTTATAAGACAGAATTATCCAGACCCAGCTTATGTGGCTTTACCTAAGTATTATGCTATATTTGATGAAGATACGTTTATATTAGGCCCAACGCCTAATAGCAATTTTTCTGTAGAACTTCATTATTACTATTATCCAGAAACTATTGTAACTGCTAATACCTCTTATTTAGGGGATAACTTCGACCAAGTTTTACTTTATGGTGCTCTAATAGAAGCGTACACCTTTTTAAAAGGAGAGCCTAACATGATGAAAGAGTATAAAGAAAAATTTGGAGAGTATATGCAAACTTTAGTTACGTTAGCAAACGGAAAGTTAAAAGCAGATGTATATAGAAACAGTAAATACTTTACTAACTTTTAGAGGAATATATGTTTTTAACAGGAACAGCGACAATTAATAACGTAACAGTAAAAACTAGTAATAATGGTGGATTATCTACACAAGATTTAGCTGAAATTTGTGCAGATAAAATTATCTCTGTATCCGAAACTGCTGACCCCGCAATAAGAGAACAGGCTTTATTTTTTAAAAATAATGTGAAAAATCTGTTAGAATATTGGATAAATCAAGCAAAGCAATCTGAAAAAGACAGATGTATGCAAATTTTACTTCAGGGTGGGTATGAGGAGGCGGCTAATATATTAAGGAGATTATAACATGGCTTTTAACGGAAGTTTTTTAGCAACCAGCTTTAAGAAAGAACTGCTTACTGCAACGCACAATTTTACCAACGGAAGTGGTCACACTTTTAAATTAGCTTTGTACAGTAATTCAGCTACTTTAAACGCTGCAACTGAAGTGTATACAACAAATGGTGAAGTAACAGGAAATGGGTATAGTGCGGGTGGAAACACTTTAACAAATCAAACACCGACTAATAGTGGAACAACTGGATTAACTGATTTTGCGGATACTTCTTTTTCTAATGCAACTATAACAGCTAGAGGGGCTTTAATTTATAACAGTTCTGCTAGTAATAAAGCTGTCGCAATTCTTGATTTTGGTTCGGATAAAGCTGCGTCTTCAGGAACATTTAGCGTAATTTTCCCAACACCAGACGCAAACAATGCAATTATTAGGATAGCCTGATGGCACTTATACAAGCAGATAGAGTAAAAGAAACCACAGCTACTACTGGGACTAGTGATTTTACATTAGCAGGTGCTAGTACGGGGTTTCAAACATTTGCTAGTGGTATAGGAGCTAATAATCAATGTTATTACACTTGCACGGATGGAACTGCTTTTGAAATAGGTTTAGGCACTTTAAACGGTGCTGGTAATGTTTTAGCGAGAACAACTGTTTTTAAATCTACTAATAGTAATAATAAGGTTTCTTTTAGTTCAGGTAGCAAAGATATTTTTGTAAGTTACCCTGCTGAAAAGGCAGTTATATTAAGTGGAAACGATACATTAGTGTCAAAGTCAGGAGTTCCTTTAAACCAAGACCCTGTGGCTATGTCACTAATATTTGGAGGATAAAATGGCTTTAAAAGGAACACCCATAAATATAAGTCCAACAAAACAAACATTGTTGGAAGTACCAGCTACGTTAGAAGCATCATTACACTCTCTCATATTATCTAATTCAACAGATACCGATAGAAGTGTAACGCTTTCTTATTTTAATTCTTCTGCTTCTTCAGAGTCTACATTTTTAACTACGACAGTTTCGGGTAATTCAACTTTTACTTTACCAAAACCTGTCAACATGGAAGCAGGGGATAAGATAGAAGCATCAGCCAACGGCACTGGTATCGTTGCTCTTGTATCTAGTTTTCAAAATAGTGCTACACCGATTGCTCAGGGATTTAGTCCATTGGGTTCGTTTACAGCAGCTACCTCGTATGCCGTTAATGATGTAGTTTCTTTTACTGATGGGAATAGTTATTT